CAGCGGAAACATTTTCGTCTTGTTGAGCTATAGATTTTGTTTTGTTAATCATTTGTAACTGCGTCATTTCTTCTAATTTTTAAAAGTTGATAATAGAAATTCTCACTGCTTTTTGAAAGCAATGAAAAAGTTTGAGTTTATATATTTTGGACAGTTACTTATAGCTTCATCGGATTATATTTTTTTATGTTCAACATTCTGTTTGGTAAAATTACCGCTAACGTTTTGCAGCTTGTAAGGGGGGCAGAACCAAAAGTACAAAAGAGAATCAATATATTTTTGCCTGAAATCCTTATAAACAAAGGCTTTAGGATGATTTTTGCCTTTTTATGTTGTCTTAACGAAAAGTCCATTCTATACCATTTCACTTCCATTTTTTGCCCGGTTTAAAACCTTTAAACGCTTAGGGCAATAGTCTACTACCATTTAGGCCTATAATCTATTGCCTAATTACCTACAAAGCATAAAATGACTTCTTATTACACCGTTTAAGCACTGTTTAAATAGCGCTTAAAACGTCCAATATGCCTTTTTGCTTATTCGCTCTTTTGATCTCTAAATATTTTTTGGGGTTACAGTTGGGGTTACCTTTGGGGTTACTTTTTGCGCCTTTTTTTATTCGATGAATAAGGACATAAGGAATGTATCACACTTGTAAAAGGGTGAAAGCATTGTATTGATATGGGGATAAAGCCTGCACAAAAGAAACTCAAACCAATGTAACGTACTGGAATTAAGTAATTTGAGTGATTAAGACATGGAATTGATCCTTATGCTAGCTTTTATGATGGCCAATGCCCTGATTTTCGAAAGGTGAACATCTTTTGATTGATGGTGCTGATTTTGGCTAACGAGTTTTACGTACTCATTCCCTTGTTCAGATTTTTGGATCCATTTTACAGTTGTGATATCACCGTCATGATCCAGGCTCACTGATATCAAATACATTTCTCCAAAAAATATATTTTCAATACTAGCTGCGAGTTTCTTGTAAACCACAATGTCGCCACTTTTCAGTAATGGGTACATACTATCTCCGGTAACATATACGGCGCCGTCTGATTTTGGTAGGTTCGGAATCTGCAGAAAGTCGATAGGTTCATGTTTGTGCATGTCCTTAAATAAGGAAACAATACCGGCGGAGGCTTCCAAACTGTAAATCGGAATGTATTGATGATTTATTGGCAATGGATCCGTTTTGCTTTTCGCTTGATATTGAACCGATGGTTCCGCCACTTGCATGATGTTATTCCTTAGCATGGGTTCTTCACCGGCAATGAGCCAACGCGGATCATATTGAGGATAAATTTCAACTATCCGGGTCAACCATTTTGTTTGAATGTCCGTGTTGTTTTTCAAGGCTCGCGAGAAAACACCCTTACTGGCGCCTACTTCACGTTCTAAGGCTGTAATTGTAATATCTTCAATTTCAGCTAGTTTACTGATTCGGTCTAAAATACTTTGCATGGTAGTTGAAAATTATCTTCATTTAATTTGTTCAGGTTGAGAATTATCTTCTATATTTGTGACAACATTTAAACAAAGGTAAGATAAAATATAAATGTTATGACATTTGAACAAGTAAAAAAGAACATTGTTTACGGAGATTATAATTTACTCCAAAAGATTCTCAACGCTCCTTCTGTAGCAGCTGCACGCATGCGATTTCTTCGCGGTGAAGATCGAGAAGCAATCGAAGCAATGAAAGCCATCCAAGAAAACAGAGAGGAATTCATCAAAAAATATCAGGAAAATGAAAAAGAAGGATAAAACACTAGAGCAGGCTTTAGAAGATTTTTTTCAACGAGTCTTGGACTCAATGGAAGGGTGTTAGGTTTAGGTCCGTGCAAAATGCTTCACCGCACATTTTAAAAAATAAGGGGCTGACAGCTGGGAATAGACCGGCTTTTAAACGAATCAGATATGTTTGAATACCAACAAAATACTTTATGCATTGCAGCGGCTTGGCTTTGGGAAACGGAAATACTAACCGAATCCAATTTCAAAAAGCTTTGTTACACCGGAAAACTTCATAGAATCCAAACCGGTGGCAATGGTCGCAGAGCCTTAGTGGCTTACGAATCCATTCCGGAGCGGTTTAAAATCAAGATTAGAAAGAAAATTGGTGATCCGTATGAGCAGGTGAAGAATATTATCTTCGCTGACTACATAAAGTTGGATTTGAAGGCCGATGAATTCTATGCATCGTATCTCTTAGATGACGGTTCTAAACTTCCAGAAGAAAAGCAACTTGAATATTCACATCAGGCAATAATTTTCAATACTGTGCACCACATTTCTACAAATGTAGTGGTTCAAAGGAAATTTGGTGGCCGTGGTCAAATGTGGGCCAATATGCTTGAAGCCATACAGAACCTTCCGGCCATGTGGTTGCATACTCGCTACAAAAACCAACAATCTTTCAAACGCGCTTACAAAAAATACATCGCTGAAGGTTATGGAGCCATCGTATCAGGGAAATTCCTAAACGAAAATTCAACCAAAATAACGGGCGATGCTGCTGATTGGCTTCTTTCTCAATATTGTTTACCCATCAAGTATTCAACGCCTGAACTGGTAGATATTTACAATGAGATCCGCGCTGAAAGAGATTGGAAAAGCATTACCGAACGTTCTGTAAATCTTTGGTTGAATAGACCCGAGCAAAAGAGAATTTGGTTCTTGGCACGACATGGTCGAGAAGAATATATGAAGGCTTTTGGTCATACTTTGACCCGAGATAAACAAGAATGGTTCCCGAATGCATATTGGGCAATTGACGGTACAAAATTGGACTTGGTGCATTTCGGAAACAACAGTCAAAAAATGGCTGCAGAACTAAAAATCAACTTAGTGGTTGATATTTATTCCGAAAAGATCATTGGCTGGGATTTAGCACTTTCAGAAAACCATGCTTCACACTTTAGAGCCGTGAAAATGGCAGTCAACACAGCCGGAGCACGTCCTTACCTTTTCACACATGACAAGCAGTCCGGACACATGTCGGCAAGAATGCAAGATTTGTACTCTCGTTTGGTTGCATCGGGCGGAACACATTACAGCCACAAAGTAGGACGAAAATCTTCACCGGTTGAACAGATTATTAACCGATTCCAACAGCAATGCATTTCAAAAATGTGGTTTTCCGACAAACAGTCTATCAAAGTTCGGAATCTGACCAACAAACCAAATACGGATTTCATAATCGAATACAAAGAAGCCCTTCCAACCCGTGAAGAATTATATCCGGTAGTTACAGCATTAGTCAACCGATGGAACGACATGAAACAACGCGGAAACACCTACAGCCGAAATACTTTGTACGCTCAAGAAGCTCCAAAACGTGAAGAAATTAAAATCGTGGACATGATCTCAATGTTCTGGATTGATGAAACCAAACCAAAGAAATACTACGGACACGGAATGCCGTTAACCGTCGAAGGCCAAGATTACGAATACGAAGTGTATACAGCATCCGGAGAAATTGACCTTGAATTCAGACAGAAATACGTTGGCGAAAAGTTGATCGTGCGCTATGATCCTGAATACCTAAATGAAATGATTGAATTGTATGAAATCACAACAACCGGTGAAAAAAGGTTTGTTGCATACGCCACACCGAAAAGAAAGCATGAAGTTATCCCTGTGCTGATGAAAGAGGGAGCGCGTGCCTTAATGGAGCGCGACATGCAAGTCCGAGAAGCTGAATACAAACGTGATTTAGAAATCTATGAGAATTTAATCGAGAAAACCGGAATCACACGTGAAAGCCTAATTGAACAGCAGGAACTATTTGTGAAAATGCAAGGAAAGTTGACCAAAAAAGAACAGGTCAATGTCGATTCGGACTCTTTCTATTCAAGATTTTAAACACCCTTTAAACAACGATTAAAACCCAAAAAAAACAACAACAAAACAACACTAAAATGACACATCCAGAGAAAATACAGACAGTTGAAGCCATTGAGAGAATGATTGCCCAAAAAGGCTCACAAAACGCACTTGCCAACTCCATGAAAGGAGTTAGTTCTGCTACACTTTCACAAATGCGAAACCATAATTGGGAAAACATCGCAGACGACATGTGGCGAAAAGTAGGCGCGCAACTGGGCGTTTCGTCAGACGTGTGGAACTTCGCAGAAACACGCAATTCAACTGACCTTATCGCCTTTTTCGCTGACTCACAAAAATATTCTTTGGTTTTGGCCATTACCGGAAAAGCCGGAGCAGGCAAAACCGAATCCGCTAAAAAATACGAAGCCGAAAATAAAAACGTGTACCGTTTGTCCTGCAATGAGTACTGGGACAAACGCTGGTTTCTGCGCGAACTTCTTTCCAAAATGGGAAAAGAACATGCAGGAATGACCATGCCCGAAATGATGCACAAAGCAGTTCAACTACTGAAATCCACGGACACGCCTTTAATTATTTTGGACGAAGCCGATAAATTGGCGGACAACGTTCTTCTTTTCTTCATTACACTTTACAACGAATTGGAAGGCCATTGCGGAATTGTTCTTATGGCAACTTATTTCTTAGAAAAAAGAATCCGCAGAGGTGTAGCAACCGAAAAGAAAGGCTACAGAGAGATTTACAGCCGTGTAGGATTGCGATTTATTGAGTTGGAAGAAACAAGCTATTTGGATATAGAAAAAGTATGCAGCGCCAATGGCGTGGTTGAACCCAATGCAATTCGAGCGATTGCAAAAGATTGTGACGGCGATGTTCGTCGTGTGCGTAGGTTGATTTTTGCGAACAAAAGAGCTGCAGTATAATGGAAATGAGATATCACCCACTCTTAGAAGGATTACGAATCAACGAGGACGGATCTGAAATAATCTTTTTCGGTCAAAAGCTTACCGGTAAAAAAATCAACCGGTCAGCACGTCCAACAGCAACTCACCTGGTCAATTTCAACGGCAGAACTTTAAGTGTTGCAAGGCTAGTTTGCGAAGCTTGGCACGGACTCGCACCCGACCGGGACCACAACGCAACCCGAGTAGATCCGGACAAAGGTTTTCACTACACAAATCTGTTTTGGGCAAAGAAAGGCGTAAACCCGAATTATGATCAAATCAAATTCCCACGTCCAAAGAGTTCCAAAATACCAGAAAGTGAAATTCCAAAAATTGTGGAAAGATTAAAGAATGGCGAAACCCTAAAAGCAATCGCCAAAGAGTATGGAACCTCGTATATGAGTATAAGTAGAATTAGAAAAAGATTTATAAATGGCGAAGATTAGAAGAGCTTATTCAGTATCAAACATATTAACCAAAAAATTTACACCGCTTGATTTCAGAGGTCAATTTGAAGAATCGTTAGGCCGTCCGGACAAAGCATTCAGCGCCATCATTTGGGGCGCTTCCGGAAACGGAAAAACAGAATTCGCCATACAGTTGGCAAAGTACCTAACCAATTTCGGGCGGGTTGCTTATAACTCACTAGAGCAGGGATTATCTGCAACCATGCAAAATGCAATTGAACGCAACTACATGGCAGAATGTGAAGGGAAATTTGTCTTGTTGGATCGGGAACCATTCCCGGAACTGCTGGCAAGAATGAAAAGGCCGAAATCGCCAAACTTTTTGTTTATCGATTCCGTCCAATATACACAGATCAATAAAAGTCAATACTACGAACTCAAAGAATTGATGCAGGCAAAGAACAAAGGAATTATTTGGATCAGCCAAGCACGTGGAAAAGAACCAAAAGGCGCATTGGCCGACGATATCCGCTTTGACGTCGACTTGAAGCTTTGGGTTCAAGGTTTTAAAATGTTCCCTGAAGGACGGTTGAGCGGTGGCGGATCTCCGTACACAATTTGGGAAGAAAGAGCAGCCAAATATTGGGGCGAAATTATTTAACAACAAAAACAACAATATGAAAACAACAATTCCAACATCGAAAAAAGTTCTTTACGCACTGGGAGTGACGTACAGAATCTATGACAACTTTAAAGAGTCCTGGTATCTGAACTGGTGCCAACACATGGGCAAAAATAGATCGATATCCATCCGCGCGATGGTTGTACATGACGGATTACGGAACTGGTTCCACGACCAATGGAACGAAACCGTCGACCGGCAATTTGTTAGAGACAATGCTGATTTCTTCACCATGGACAAACCCGGAGAATTACAAGAAGTGTATTTCACTTATCCGGAAAAAATGTTGGAAATCTATCCGAAAACCTTATTAGAAATGATTAAAAGCGAATCCGATGAACTCATTGAACGAAAACCCAATTTTAGAGCGCATCCAAGTTTTGGATAACTGGCTCCAAAGAAATTCCAAAAAGCACTTTCAAAGTAGTGTTGTGGAAAATGAAAGAAACTATTACAAATCGCAACTGGGCAAAACAGCATCAACGGTAATTGAAAGATGCCACACACAATGCTACAACATGATAATAAAAAAAGAGCTATGAATTTTAGAAATGATCAATTGCAAATTGTGCTGAATTATGACACGCACGGCAGAAACTGCTTGAAGTTCGAGGAGCGGTGCAGCATCCACAAAGCTATTTCACACAAAATGAACTACGATTCCGAAATGGTATTGGAAACAACAATCAGTCGGAAAGTAAAAAACATTTTAACCGAAATCGCAGACCTTAAATACGATTTCAAAATCCTGCACTATTTCGAAGATAAAACAACCGGTTTAAAAACATTAAGAGAATGGTAATCGCAAAATTAATTAAAAACGACATCGATTTTATTGTCGTACAGTACTACTCCTATCTTACGTATGGAAAGTTTGTACAAAACGAATCATGGGAAATAATAGTACCACAGTCACAACGGAAATTGCTCAAAGGAGAATCTTTTGGCAATTCAGAATTGGCAGGAGTGAAAATGAAATCAAGAGAATTGAGAGTACATGAAATCGCAGAATTCAAAGAATTGCGGCCAACTCATTTCACAACGGTCGTGAAAGACTCTACAGGCGCAGTCTATGAGCGCGTCGGCAAGAACTTTAAAACAAACATCTTAAAAATCAATCAACATGCAATCTTACAAACAAATTAGTACAGCAGAATTTTGGACAGACGAATCCGGAATTCAAATTCCATACAACCGCACAACCAAATTAGAGCGGCTGAAAGAAAGAAAAGTCTTTTCACTCTTTCAAAAAAGCCAACGAGCACATGATATGCTATTGAAATTGAAAACAGACATCGAAGAGGATATTCTTGAAATAATTGAAGAAGCAAGGCTTTCAAGCGACGTGAAACTAAACGGAAAAGGAAATTTCACTTTCTTCAATTTCGACCGAAGTTTGAAAATTGAAGTAAACGTTTCTGAACTGATCCGGTTTGACGATGTACTTATCGAATCTGCAAAAGAAGTTCTTTTGGACATCATTCGTAAAAATATTACCGGTGACGATTTTATTATCGGAATCGTTGAAGATGCGTTCCAAACTTCAAGAGGTCGTTTGGACACACGCAAGATCTTAGGCCTGAAAAAGCATACACAAAGAATCAAAGGCAAGGAATTGCGCGATGAATGGGACAAAGCCATGAACCTAATTGATCAATCCATTTCCCGACCCAAATCAAAAACATATTACCGTGTATGGTCCAGAGATGAATCCGGAGAATATCAAAATGTAGAACTGAATTTCTCAGCATTATGAAAAGTCCATTTGAAGGTTTAGCAATGCTTACATTATTAGCACTTATACTGACAGGTATGTATTTATGGAAAACAAGAGATCGCTTTTAAAATGAAAATAGAAATTACAAAAATATCCGAAAACCGTTTCACAGTAAACGGAAAATTGTTCTTTAAGAACATCGACGGCAATTGGGTTTGCCCTTCCAATGACTTAACGCCTTCAGAAGAAAAGGCAGTCATGGACATAATCAATCAAGATGCGTTGGACCTTCAAAACCGATTGAACTAATGAGTTTTTTAGATTTTTTTAGAAGAGCCGTTCCTAAAGTAAGCGAATTTAAAGACGAACCAAACGGCATTAAAGTTACACGCAAGAGAAAAGGGAAATACATCTGTGAATGTGTGCTGTACTATGAAGATGAACCCGTACGACGTGCGAAATTTGAGATTTCAGCCTATTCCAGACGACACGCTCAAGAATTGATTGAGAAGAATTTGAAAATTAGAACATCCAGAACCTACAAATCAAAATAAGATGGACGTAACTACAAATCAAATGAAAATCTTACAGTCTGCCTGTTCCGGAAAGTTCCGGGACAGAGACGAACGCATCGACGCAATCTCTGACCTATTAGGATTCAAAATTGAATCTTTCAAAGATTTAAACACGATCCAGGCCGACGACCTTATCCGGTTCTTCAATACCGGGAAACTGGAAGGCAATGCAAGTTGGGCGGTTTTCAATAAATCCAACGCACGACACAAATCTGTTCTTTCTCGTTGTTACACCCTTGGTTGGGTTGATTCTGAAACCGGTTATGTAGATCTTCATCGGTTGGGCGGTTGGTTGAAGTCAAACCGCTCACCGGTGCAGAAACCACTCAAGCAAATGGTACCGCAAGAAGTGAGTAAAATTATAGCCGCCCTGGACGGGATCATAAAGAGCAAATACAAATGACTTGCGCGAAGAAAATGTATGAAACACGAAGAGCAGCAAAAAGCGCAATTCGTTTAGTGAAAAAAAGTTCGTCCAGAAGCCACATTCCAAAACGAGCGTATTACTGCAAAATCTGCAAAGCATATCATTTGACATCGCTTAAAAATCAAGGAAATTATGAAAGTAGAAATTAAAATCAATCATGCAACGCTTTCAGAATTGTGTTACAGTTTTGACGTTCAGTCCTTCCATTCGACGAATGTTCCAGAGCAAAAAGCATTACTCAGCATCATTCAGGATTTGTCCAAAAAACTATTGAAAAAAGAAATTGACAAACGAGAAACAACAAAGAAATTTAAAATCAGCTTTAAATATCACGAAGCCTACGCCCTGGAGAAATACTGCAGAGAAATGTATTTCAGCTTTCAAGAAAAAAGCTACTTGGCGCTTATGGCACATGATATCGCAAACCAAATACACGAACAATTATGAAAAAAGTATACATAGCCGGAAAAGTAACCGGAGAACCAAAACACACGTGCGCATTGAAGTTCGCTACAGCGCAAAAAGAATTAGAAAAAAGAGGGTATGAAGTTGTAAATCCCATCACAGTAGTCAATGACTTCAACGCCGACTGGCAAACCGCAATGCGCAAATGCATCATTGCACTTATGGATTGTCAAGGTATTTATTTCCTGCCCGATTGGCAAGACAGCCAAGGCGCAAAAGTCGAATACAAATTGGCGGAAACTGTAGGAATTGAAATTGTGAATTTAGTATCAGAACCTGTTTTTTGAATGATTATGACCGGAAAGAAATACATACTAACAAGTGAGCACTTCAGCGGAGAGATAACCTTTGAATACAATTTAAAAGGCTTTTTAAAGGTGGTTAAAGTCGGCGAAGTGCGCGGAATGTCAAAAGCCATTTTTGAATTCCTTTGGGCTAACCTTCCAACCACCCTGACAAAGGTCGAAGAATACATAAAAACCGCAGGAAATTTCAAGATTACAGAAATACCCGTTGACCTCACATTTGAACGATTTTGGACAGAATATGACCAAAAGGTGGGCAAAAAGAAAATGACGGAAAACGCCTGGAACAAATTGCCACAAAATGACAAAATCGCTGCACTGCTATACATTGACAAGCTACGCAGAACCAAACGAGGTGACGGCACGCAAATGCCTTATCCATCGACGTATTTAAATCAAAAATATTGGGAAGTATGAGAAAGCTAAGTTTAGAACTAGATGTAGAAAAAAAGGTTGAAAAGCTTGTTAAAAAAGTTGTAAGCGAGCACAGGCTTGCGCTGATTCTTTATTGCATTGGTAGATTAGGAGTTTCAGAACCTGATGCGAGAAAGCTCACCGTAGGCTTTGAACCAGTGAAAAATTACAGCAAAGAAATGTATACAGTAAGGTATGATGGGCAATTGTTATTTAGAGAATACAAAACAGGTACAGCCCTTCCATTGTTGAATAGAAGATATGAACTAGCAAAAGAATTTGAATAACTATGAAACCCTTAGAAATTCTGTATCTGTTTTTAGCCGTCGATCTGCTCCTAGCAATTTTCTTAATTGCTTGTTTTCTAATTCACTTAAAGAAAAACTAATAATTAAATTTAACTATGAAACCTAAGAAAAATAACCTCGATTGGTTGATGAAAAAAGCTGAAGATTGTTCAACACGATATTTAGAAGCTGAAGAATTTTTGATGGAAGTTTTAAAAGTGCCCTGGTGGAAAAAAATCTTCTTAACCGAAAGGATTTTGAAATTCTTGAAAAGCCGAAATAAATATAAATTTTAATAAGAATGAATTACTATAAAATCAGATTCACGCTCAAAGGTAGAAATTATATAGCCTTAAATAGAAAAGGGAAAACAGAACAGGAAGCTATTGATAGCATTATTGAACAATGCAGAATTGCCGACTTAGCAAAAGGCCAAATAATTAAACCACAGGTTAAAACTGTGGAAAGAACTTATAAGAATAGTCCGTTATGAACACAAACCAAAGAGAATTAACTATTGACGAAACTTCTATTTTTCTTTCCCTTCATCGGGCAAATGAAAAACAGATGAATGAAATGTTTGAAGGTATTATTTCCGAAGGAGGATGGCAATTACAAGTAATTGAAAAAAGGTTCAAAGCTCATTCATTGGAAGTTGATAAAAAAACGATGGTAATGATTTTATCATTGGCCGATGGAACTGTAGGCAAGTGCGCAAATTTTGTTGATGATATAGCTAAGATTTGTGCAGATAAAAACATAAACAAAATAAGTTTTGATGATTTTTCAAAGAAGATTTATCCGTGGGGTATTCTTTCTTTTTAATATCGCACAACGGCGGACGCTACCGATGTTTAGGAAAAGTAAGGACTGAACTTTCGGATTGTTACAAATCTTACAGATACAAAACGACAATTAAATTAAACCTAAAGCCTGAATAGCGGTTAGCGTATGTTATCACTTCGGATTTTTAACACCAAACAAAATGTCACATATAGCAACAAAAGAACAGGAAAAAGTATTTAAACAAGCTATTAATGCTTTGAAAAAATGTAAAAAATTAGGATTGGTAATTTATGCTAAACAGTACGAATTAGTTGCATATACTAAAGAAGCCGATGATTATGCGGAAGAATTTGGATTTGAAAAAGCCTTAACAGGAGATGGAAGTCAAATGCCTTGCTTATCTGCAACTATATTGACTGATTCAGGAGCAGATGACTACCCTGTTTACAGAACAAAAGAAGACCAAGAGTTATTTAACCCCGATGGTTTTTAAGCTGAGTGATAACGGTAAAGTGTAACCGTAGTTGCGATGAATTGATTACGAAACTTAATAAATAGAAACAATGGTAAACGAAGAATTTTTAAGAGATGTATGCCCAAACCATACAGATAAATCTCAATGGAACAAAAGCGAATTACTGCATATCTTAGAATTGCATAAAGAGCAATTACGGTTACACAATGTTGTTGTGCCGAAGGGAACGTTGGTTTGCACTTCTTGCAACGGAACAGGTGGTCGAGTTATTTACGACACTTACTTAAAATGCAAAATCTGTAACGGAAGCGGTGCAAACTAATGCACTACAACGGAATGCGTGTATGAGTAGTAAAAAATACGAAATAATTAAACTAACAATAATAAATAAGCAAAATGAAAAAACAATTAAGTAAACACACACAGATTTTAGATAATGATTACCAAAGATTAGCGGTAAATGGATTGCAGATAATCCAAATACAGATAGAACAAGATGGAGATGATGCTTTTATTGATTTAAGCCGAAATGAAGCGAGAAAACTGGCACAAACAATTATAGAGCATTGTGACGAAGCCGAAAAGTAGTATTTTTTATTACTTATACACGGTGTTATAAAATCGTTTTAATGTTTTATAACGTAACGGGGCTAAAAGACAGTAACCCTAAGTGGGAGGGGTTTAGAATACGACCACAAAATTAAATACAAGTAGTTATGTCTCAAACATTAGGACAAAAAAGAGTGAAAGCAGAATTTAAACCTGCCAAAGATGGACACGTTGATGTTATTAAAAACAAATGTGCAGAGTTAATTGATATCATTGAAGAAATGAGAAATTTTCCATCAACAGGAACAGGTGAAAGACAAAGATTGATTTCACTTGCACAAACTGAAATTGAGAACGCTGCAATGTGGGCAGTGAAAGCGAACTTCACAGAGTAGTGGCGGTATGCTAGCATGGGTTATTTCTTTTAGCCCATGTTAGCAAATCGTTTTAATGTTTGCTAACACCCAGATAGGCGCAACCCAAAACTTTAAAATTAATATAAGTATGAAAATAGAAACAAAATTTAATAAGGATCAAGAAGTGATAGTGATCTTTGATAATGAGATAATGAAAGGGAAAGTACATGCCATTAATATCAATGTAGGCTTTCAAAGTCGAGCTAGAATAGATTATGATATTGAGTTGAAGATCGATTCACAAACGGTATATGAGACATTTCCAGAAAGAAAAGTTTTCGCAAGCAAAGAAGATTTAATTGGTGCAACATTTCCCGTGGATGATAACAACTAAAGAACTAGCCTTCAACATCGGAGAAAGCATATACCTAAGAACCGATACAGAACAACTCGAAAGACTAGTGATAGGCATAAACATCCGCGAAAATAGTATTAGGTATGTTGTCAGCTGCGGAACCAACGAAAGTTGGCACTATGCATTTGAAATGACAAAAGACCGCGATATCCTGAAAACTACCTATTAATGAAGTTCCAGTTTATTGCAAACCACGAAATTTGGCGTTCATGTCCAAGCTGTGGCACCACATGGGATGCCCGGACATACGGATGGAAGTGCCCAGAGTGCAAGAACCAAAACAACTTAAAAACTTAAGTTTAGTATTGATTAATATATTATTTTAGCAAACAGAACAATTTAAATCACATGAAAATGAAAAAACTTATTTTACTATTTAGCGCTTTTGCTATTTTATCCTGCAACAGTCCAATGGATAAAGTCTATACAGAAGCAACATTATCTGAAGATCTTGCAGCCATGAAAAAAAGCGGCAAGTTAACCGAAGAAGACGCAACCCTTCTTGCTAGAGCATTTGTCGGTTCTGTTTTTACAGGAAAGTCATTGGAAGGGAAAACCTACAAAGAAATTATTGAGAGTGTTAAAAAAGTTGAAGCAGAACAACAGGTTTTAAAAGAAGAAGCTTTAAAGAAAGAAGCCGATCAATATGAAAGATTAAGTCAAGCAGCAACTGCAACGGTAACGTCAAAAAGCCTTGTTGGCGAACAATACTCCAGAAACCTTGTTTTTGGTTTTGCGGTTAAAAACAAATCGGACAAACGAATTGATGCAATTAAACTTAAATTTAACTTCTTAAATAAGTTAGGCGAAGAAATCGGCGGTGACTTTACGGCAAGCATTACAAGTCCAACCATTGAACCCGGTGCAACTCTTTCAGAAAAATACTATTATGATTTCAATGAATTCCGTGAAGAAGATTTAAGACTGAATTCAGAGAAGTTTGAAGATTTGACAACCGTCATGAAGATTGAAAAAATAGTTTTTGCCGACGGAAGCATTTTAGAATAAAATGTTTATCTTAACTAACAGAAAAACCACCCTTTCGGCGGTTTTTCTACATTTAGAAATAGCATTATATTTGCACAGCATGAAAATCCTCCAAAGAAACACCCTTCTACGCTACCGAATTATAAAGGCATTGTATTTTAGCCATAAAACCGAGGACATTCCGGACACGGTTATTTTGCGCAAATACATTTATCCGCACTACCCTATCTCACGTGCAACGCTTGCAACCATTTTGAGACTGAACCTCGACCGAGAATTTGAACGCATCTTGGAGCGCGAAAACCGCAAGAAAGTTAACAATCATTCAAGCCCACCGAATAAGTAATCCGTATTTCCTGCACACCGTCGTCTCGACGAACTTTCCGGACATTTGTCCGAATCATTCCACCAGAATTTTCAGTCGGTTGAAAACCTTGAATCACTTGATGCAGTTCTTCAACCACTTCCCAAACTTCAAAGCCATGCCATTTTTGAGTCGCAGTTGATTTAAAACTCGTGTTCGTCAGTTTCAGCATTCCTAAAGTGATTTCAATGCTCGCTTGACCTTGCTGTCTATTGGCAGGAATCCGGTTGTTGACACGTCCAATGTTGCTGAAATCGGCTTGGCCTAGATCCAAGAGTACGCACGGCCATTTCACCGGAATTTCAGGACCGTACAAATCCAATTGTCCCCAATTTTCATCAACGTAATTGACTGCAGGAACGCTTTCTGCAATCTGTTTTTGTAAATTTTGAAATAACTCTTTCATCTTCTATTTAAATTTTGGATCATTTCTTCTTTCATCTTTTCTAAATTCTCCTTGACAACGTCCTCAATAACTGCACGAACCCGCGGATGTTCTCCAATAAATTTCCGTTGCGTAATTTTGACCTTTTGTCCAACTTTCATCAGCGCCAAGTTTCTCCATTGCTGCGCTTCTATAGTCAGATTGACACTAGCCTGCCCTTTCTTGCCTTTCACCTTTCCGCTTGTTTGGTAAAACATGGCCCAAAAAAACCGTTTCATTTTTGGCGTTACGGTGATTTCTCCACCTTCATTCTGGATTTCGGCATACGGCAAAGAACTGGAAAAGACGATTCCGCCTGATTCAATCCGGGATTGCATCGACCGTCTTAAATTATTTGTCCGCGCCATCATGGATCCACGTTGGTTGATTAGTTTGGTTTTTGGCCAAGCTTTGTCAAAAAAAGACTTTCTTTCAAAATTACGGTCGAATTCATCGGTCAACTCTACTTTGACATCTTGAAGAATGTTTTGAAAATGTTTTTTAGCACTCATTGTTTAGTTAGTATTTAATCGTAATTTTGTTTAAATGGAAAAAGAAAAAACATACAAAGGCTTTGATTTAACCAAAGCAACGGTAAACGACATCGCAACCGATCAAATGCCGCCGGACTTGATAGACTTTGAGCCGGGCGTAAGCGAAGAAGATCAGCGGATCGACGCTTTGTTTGGGTATGCCGAAAAATATGATCTGCATGACTTGACACTTCTTTTAAAAGGGTTGTATAAATCATTTTAAAAGCTTTTCCTTGTTATTTTCAAGAATTTGAGAAAACTGTTCCGGGTTGTATTTCTTCGCATGACTAAACAATGAACTAATCGTTCCGTCACTTAATTTATACGGACTGTTTTCCGCAATCGCTTTTACCAATGCTTCTCTTTGATTTGTATAACTTTCTTCAATCAGAGAAGTTCGCACTCGATTTAAAACCTTCTTCGGGTTTGCTTTACTCCAAGCAATCAAAGAATCATAATTCACAACCATAGAATTGTACCCAGTATTCGAACGCGTTTCCATCAATTCCGGATGGTGTAATTTTCCGCCAATCTTTTTCATGAAGTCAGGCAAGGTTTTCCGCGCAACAAATTCATTGGCCATTTCCATGTTTAGTATTTGATCCTTTGTCAATCGTACCATTCCTTTTTTGTTGGCATTGTGCCACAACTCATGATGAAGGGTTGAAAAAGCTTTCTCATGTTCATACGTCGTTGCTTTTTTGTTCCGAATATGATTCAATCCATCATTGATCTTTTCTACAATTTCCTTTCGCAAAGAGATTTCTCCATTCATATCAGTAGATCCATTTCTTCGTCTACTTCTTTCATGGTTAATTTTGGTAAAGCCACGTTGGAAAAACTCCGGATTGTCTTTTGCAAAACTTTCAAAATGTTGACTTAAATCTTTTACATTGGATAATTCTTTCACTTTTTCGACAACCTCTTTTGCCTTCTTCACTTTTGTGTACGGATGCTTTGGCGGAAATAGTTTTTCTTCTTTCCCTGGATTGAATCGGAACATTTCCAAACGGTTTTTGCCGTCTTTGCCTATTTGAGACGTTGCACTTTTGCCCAATTCAACAGCGCGGTCGCTGTCAGATTCTTCATACTTTGATTTCCTGACCTCAACGGCTTGACAACGACAACGCCACCCGTTAGGCGGATAATAACTCACCCAAAACGGATCATCTTTTGGAAGCGTTATGTCTTGCAGCGCTGCATGTGCTTCACGTACTCGATCATCATTTGCCGTTCTGTACTGCAAAAAGTATCGTCCGGTATCGTCCAAGTTTGACCAATTCGCTGCCATTTGTGAACTGTTAACCGCAAATTGGTATTCAGCTTCCAAATAATTTTGATTGTAGTCTGTATTTACTTTTTTGTAATCCTGTTCGAACTTGTAAAACGGTTTGATTTTGCCGTCTTCATACAAAAGAGTTGAAAGTTCTAAAAGTTGAGCATGTGCTTTCAATCCGCCAAAGAGAAAAGCATCGGACTGTAAAGCTGTAAGCATTTTGTCCGGAATGTCATTGTTCTTCAACGTAGAATTAAAAACCTTGTACGTTTCATCGATTAGCTTTTGATACGGCTTTTCATTGATGTTTTCAGCGTCATACCCGCCCATTTTGAACATGTATTTAAACGCTTTTTCAGCAGCGTTTAAAACCCCTTTAAAGAGTGGATTATCTGCACCTGATGCCAGGTTGATTTTCCGATCGAATTTGCACCGGTCACACTCACATGCATACAACGCATTCAAACGATTATGCAACCCGCCAAAATAATTGACCGGGCTGACAGACCGAAGTCCCTCAGCCCTTAGACGAAAAAACTTTCAGAAGCGTTTAATTGGTTTTCAAAGGCGTTTATTTCTCTTTTTCCGGTTACTTCAATTCCGAATTTGTCTTTCACCCATTCCGGATCTATGTCGTAATAAGGCAAAGCCTCAACGGTCATTTTCCAAAGTTCTGAAGCGTTTTCTGCAATCTCGAATTTGAATGTCGTTCCCACCGGAACCACTCCAATTTTTTCAAGTGCAGGCATAACTTTGGAATTCATGTACATTTCCACCATGGCCATATCTGCCATAATCAAAGAGTCCAAAAGATTGATTCCTGCAGCATCTTTTCCATAAGATCCGTGTTCGGTGTCTTGGCCAATAATTGCGCCTTGGATCAACAAAGAAATTTGATTGTCTGAAAGCCGAATTAAGTTGTTATAAACGTCTCCATTAGTCGAAACTCCTTTTGCCCAATCAAATTCTTCGGTAGTGTCAATAATAAACCAAGCAGCGGAACCCATGTCTGTCATCATTCTTTTTCCACGTGCCAACGCTTGCGGATCTTGGGTGTCTGTCTTATAAACCCGTGGCGGAATTCCATAAATTTCAGCCAACTCGGACCAGCAACTTTGCGCAAACTTTTTGAATAGAATGTGCGGAACGGCTTTGTTCAAAATCCCGATGTCGTCATTTTTCCCGAATTCCAAAATCCATGTTCCAAACTCCGGCAATTCTCGGTATTTAACGCCGTCTGCATTGTCGACATAATCCTTTACGACCACGCCTTTTGTAGGCAAAACGTTTTGACGTGGAATTAAATTAACCATCAACTTCTTTCCGGTCTCATCCCAATCCAATTCTAACAAAGAATGTCCAAAAAAACGTGTGTTTAAAATTTGACTGATTAATTCGCCAAACAATTCTGTGTTCTGGTGCTCTTCGGTCAACTTTTCATCAATGGTGTTATTTGTCAATAAATTGAACGTTGCACCCAAAGTGGCTTGTCTCCGGTTCTCCAATTGTGAAGATAATAAAGCGTCTTGTAATACGTCAGATTCATAAAGGTTATAAATCAAATACCGGATTGGATGATCTGAATTGATTGCATTTTGCCAAGCGGTTTTCCATTTAGAAATGTCCTGCCGTGTTAAGGAAATAGTTTTGTCAACCAAATCCGTGTATATTTTTCGTTGTTTGCCGATTTTTGCGTTTTGTGCCATGATTTATTCGGGTTATTCGTGATTAAATTTCTCTCTGGATCCGTAAAGGAAAGGATAGGTTTCTTCGTCGTTTTCGGGTGTGTTGGCAAGCGTTGGTAAAGTGTCCAAATTGATGATCCCTTTTGCCAAGTCTTTAAACCAATTTACAGCCCGGTCATACCGTTCTTTTGCCGTTTCGTGAATGATGTCGGCATTGCAAAGCTCAATGATATAATACTTCGCAATCGTTGCCGTATGAGACAAGATCAAAGCGTTTCGTTCGTTTCCGGTGGCGCTGAAAATAGCATTCACATCATAGCGAAGTCGACCGTCCGACCAGGTTTTTTTATTGTTCGGTGCTAAATAACTGCGAACTTCCTGTTCTGCAGCCGCAATCGCTTGATAAGTGATATTGATGTCACCGTCTGTGATTTGGTCAATCTGATAATTATAGATTGAATTCTTTAAGTCTTCTATTGTTAAAAACATAGTTTTGTTTTTTAGTAATGTCTATTTTCTACAGCTCCATAAGCGTAACTGATATCTGCTTTCACTACACGGTTCAAGATGATCCATACACCTCCTTCCAACAGGTCGGGTCCGTCCATTTCTTTTGAATCTTCTGAAACACTTAACATTTCTTCTTCCATGCGCACCATGTGCGGATTTTCTTTTTCTCTGATGTTGAATTTCAATAATCCGTTTCGGTTTAGTGGTTCCAGTGTTCCTTCAACACGTTCAAATTTTGAAGGCTTCTTTCGGTTATCCGGACGGAGTGGAATCCGGTATCTTGTTTTTCGGAAGAATTCATTGATTAGTGGAATTATAACCTGTTCATAAAATGGATTTTGCAAACTGTTGTTTTCGACAAAAATTCGTTTTAGATCTACTTTTTCCCGATCCAAGAATAAACAAGCTTCATACAACCAACTGACAAAATCGGCATTGGTCACATTTTCCAGCCATATTTTGTAAAGTCCGAATTCGCCATTTTTATATCCGATAATTCCCACACCTTTACGGCTCGATTTACTTCGCGTGTTATTTGAGGGCGAAGGATCACCGTACACAATAACTTTTTCACAACTTGAAAGCTTTGGCAATTTGTCGTAAAAGATCTCTTTGAAAACTGTTCCTTCAGAAACCGGATTGTTGAAGTATTCTTTTTGTGCTGAACGGTTTGAAATTGATTTTAAAACCCGGTCAATTTGCGCTTCGGTATTCTTTTGTGGCCAAGTTGATTTTCCTTGTTTGTCGCGAATATTGACAATTTCGGCATGGTCTGCCTTTTTCATCATTTCCGTGACGGTTGAATATTTGCCAATAATATTTCCGCAAACAATAATCAACAAAGGATTTGAGATGGAACGTGTAGGAATTAAAGCCTGTTCTACCCAGTCAACTTTTGCCTTGATCCGATCTTTGTTCCGGATTTCTTCGTCGGTATCGATATCGTCAATTAAAATCACGTCCGGACGTACTTCATCTTTACGCGTTCCACGCGGAGACTGACCAGCACCCAAAGCACGAAAAGAAACTCCTTTTTTGGTAATGAATTCGGTTGCTTCCCAATTTCCAATACTTTGAAATTCGCCGTAATCGTGTATCAGTCGATTGTTACGTTCAAAGATGGATTTGTACGGCAATAGCAAACGCGCGGCATTGTCCAACGTGTTTGAAACTAAAATAACGACTTCCTTTTTTTTGGTTACCGTTAAATAGATCACTTCCATCATGGTTCTACCTGACTTTGAAAGCTCACGCGCCCACGGCCGAACTTCAAAGAATTCCGGATTCTTTAAAACTCGTTTGGTTGCTCTTTTGTGAAAAGGTGCAGGTTCAGAACTGTAAAAGTTTGGAAAGTAATATTTAAACCAGGCTTCCGGATTTGCTTCCAATTCTTGGATTCGTTTTGCCTTTTGCGCAGGTGTTTCACTTAAATCAACGGGCGTGGCTCGGGATATGTTTTCCCGAAACATTTCCCATTGCTTTAAATATTGCTTGTCAGTAATTCTTCTTTTTGCCATTACATTTTTGATTTAATGAAAATGTCAAAATAGTTGGTTACATCTTTAGCGATCGCCATATCATTTTGTTGAAGGAATTGAATAAACTTCATTCCGGTGTCGACCATTTCAGAAATACCGGTGTCTTTTTCCAAGGCGTTGATTGCGTTTGCAAGCTTGATAAGGATATCGGCTTCTTTTGTTCCGGCTAGTTTGTCACCAATTTCCAATTGCCACAATTCCATTTGTCGTTGAAGATTTTTAATAACATTGGAGCGGGTTGTAATAAGGACCGTCTTTAATTGGTCCCATTGCTCCTGCTCTTTCCACTTACCAATTGTCTTTTCTGTAACTCCAACTTTTGCTGCAACTTCCTTTTGTGTCAGCCCCATTTGTGTAAAGAGAAGTTTTGCATACTCGCGTTCTTGTACCTTTTTCAATCCCATTGATTTAAATTCTCTACAAATATGAATGGAAGCAAAATGGAAGCGAAAAAGTTGTACAGTTTCTATACACATGTGTACAGTTTCTATACACATGTGTACAGAAACTAGACACATATTTTAAATAACAGAAAAACCGATTGAAGTTTGTGCGAAAGTCAAAAAAGCACATGAACAAATTTGTTTTAAACGATGAAAGCAAAATCAATCAATACGGATTTCGTGTATTGAATGCAGGTTTGGATTTAGACAGATTTAAATCAAATCCGGTTTTACTCGATTCACATGGATATGGAACCCGCGCCGTAATTGGCCGATGGGAAAACATTCAAATTGAAGGTTCTCTTTTAACCGCCGATGCTGTATTTGACGAATCAGATCCAGTTGCGAAAACAATTGCCGACAAGGTGAAAAATGGATTTTTGAAAGGTGCAAGTCTTGGGTTGAATCCGTATTCAATGGACAACTTTAAATCCGCACCGGATGGAAACTATGATTTGACAAAATGCGAAGTTCTGGAAGCTTCCATCGTGTCGATTCCCAACAATGCAAACGCTATTAAATTATACGCCACAACTCAAGAAGGAATGCAGGAAATCAAAGATTCCGAAGTTCCTACCATCTTACTTATGGCCAAAGAAATCACAAATCACAAATCAGAAACAATGAACAAATTTAAATTATCCGCACTTGCCTGTTTGGCAATTGCACTTAGTGCAGATCAGGAGCATGACGCTGATGCGATCAACTCCGGTATTTTGAAACTGAAAGCAGATCTCGACGAAGCCACGCAAAAAATCAATGGCTTTGAAGCTTTGGAAGCTGACAAGAAAGCAAAATTAGGCGCTGAATTGGTTGATGCTGCTATCAAGGCAGGAAAGATCGAAGCTCCAGAACGCGAAACGTACATTCAATTGCACGCTTCAAATCCTGACTTGGCAAAATCTGTACTTTCAAAATTGCAAGGAAAAGGCAGTTTGGCAGGACAAATCAACAACCCGGCAGGAAATCCTGAAATCAAAAGTATGGACGACTTTGAGAAATTGACTTTAAGCGCTCAACTTGAATTCAGAGAGACTCAACCGGATGCGTACAAATCATTATTTAAATAATCACTCAACTACTAAAACGTTATAAAATGCCTTTAAATTTCCCAGAAGTTTGGTCTGCACGCGTAATCGCGTTATTGACCACTACGAACTCCGCCCCATGGTTGGACGGTATTCAGGAGCTAGAAACCGACATCATTGAAGTGGGTTCAGGAGCTGCATCAGAATCAAACATTATTCACCTTCCTGTGGAGAATTTCCGCCCGGAAGTATTGATGAATAACACTACCTATCCAATCGCTCTACAAGCGTTTACGGACACGGAAGCAACTATCCAGTTGGATAAGTATCAAACCAAAGTGACCACACTTTCAGATGATCAGATCATTGGTGCATCATACCGAAGAATTGACGCCGCAACACGTGGACACATTGTTCAAATTAATTCAAAGAAGTACAAAAAAGCGATCCACGCAATTTGTCCGTCTGCAAATACTGCAGCTACTCCTGTGATTAAAATGGCTGACAATGGTGACGATTTGTACAACGCAATTGTTGCTTTAAAAGCCGCCTTTGATTTAGCCGAAATTCCGGTTGAAGGACGTCGTTTGGTATTGTGTTCAGAGCACTACAACAAATTATTGATCGACAGAGAAAGGTTTGCAAATTTATTGTTAAACATGAATTCCGGTAGCGTGGCACCTCAAATCGCAGGATTTGAAATCTATCAGTATATGGGTAATCCTCATTTCACCGCTGCAGGCGCTAAAAAAGCATGGGATTCTATTCCAGAACCTACTGATTTACCTGCATCTGTTGCATTCTACACAGAAAACATTGCAAAGAAAACAGGAATGACCAAACAGTATTTTGCACCTGCATCCAACGACCCGGAAAATCAAACGAATAAATTGAACTATCGCCACTATTTTATTGCAGTACCTGCAAAATTAGAAGGCATCGGAGCTATCATTTAAGAAATGCAAGAATTAATAATCACAGCGCTGTCAAGCGGACTCGTTACAGGGATATTGACCTGGGCAGCGGCCAGACGGAAAACCCTCGCAGAAGCACAGACACACGAACTGGAGAATGTAAACCGCGCTGTAGGTTATTATCGCGAAATGCTAGACGACATGGCAGGTAGGTATCGAGAAGCAATAAAAGAACTGCAAGAGGTGAAAAATCAAATTGCTAATCTTGAAGATAAGATTATAAAACTTGCTGCAGAGAACCGAGCCCTGATCGAAGAATTACAGAAATATAAACAACTAAATGGCAAACGCAATGAATAAAATTTTTAAAAATAATCCGCAATTGAATGAGTATTTCGAAACCTCAGACGGCCAAGCTTTCTATTCTGAAAGTGCAGCAAAAATGCATGCAAGATCATTAGACAACAAAAAAGTTTCTAATGTTGTACGCAAAGAGTCTGAAACCGAAACCAAATCAAACGAAACCGGAAAAGAGGTAACTCTGCCAAATTCTGACCAAAGAAAACAGTTGGTTGAAAGATATACAGAACTATTTGGAAAAGCGCCAAGCGCCAACGCCAAAGAAGCCACAATTCAAAAACGCATTGAAGAAAAAGAAGCGGAATTGAAAGTAAATGAAGAGTCTGACGACTTGCAAGAAGATGAAAACCAAAATCCTGAATTGAAAGAAGATGAAACCAAAGATTAGTGTTGACTTTAACAACGGTGTTCTTGGCGCAGTAACGCCATTGACCACCGGAGTATTTGCTTTCATCGCATCTGCAGCCGAGGTTTCTTCAACTTTCGAATTGAACAAAGCCTACCAGGTAAAAAGTATGAAAGATGTTTCCGCATTAGGAATTACTGCAAGTTTGGAGAATTACCGATTGCATAAAGCACTTTCAGAATTTTATGCAGAGGTTGGCGAAGGTCAAGAATGTTGGATTTTTGGGCAACCCAAAACCGCAAAAGTTTCAGATTGGTTTACCGAAGTGGACGGATTCAGTCCGGCTGAAAACATGTTGAACGCTGCACAGGGAAAAGTTCGTGGAATTTTTACAGTGTATGATCCTGCCGTTGCTCCTACTTTAGGATCCAACGCCATTGATCCGGATGTTGAAGTTGCGGCTGCAAAAGCACAAACTTTGTTTGAAAGCTACACCGCCGCTAAATATGCACCATTTTTTACGGTCCTGGAAGGATATGCCTATACAGGTGTGAAAGAAGATTTGAACAGCATGTTGACTCAATCGTGGAATTCCGTGGGAATTTTGATTGGAGATACTGAAATGCGTTCGGGAGTTACATCCAGTAAAGGAGCTGCAGTTGGAGTTTTAGCCGGCCGTTTGGCAGCTTATTCGCCAAAGGTAAATCCGGGAAAAGTGAGAAACGGATCCTTAGCGCCTACAAAAATGTTTGTAGTAAATGCAAACGTTGAAGTATATGACAATGAAGCATTGTTGGACAAAGGATATATTTCTTTTACAACACATGCCGGGCGTTCAGGCTATTTCTTCATGGATGCGCCGTTGGCATGTCTTGTGAGTGACGATTATCATTACTTAACCCACCGAAGAATTATCAATGAAGCGTTCCGCTTAACATACGATTCTTTGCTTGATTTTTTGTTGGATGAAGTTCCTGCAAATACAGACGGAACCATTCAGGCAGTGTATGCCAAAACGATGGAATCGGCAGTAGTTCGGAAAATTTCAACGTCAATGGCTGAAGATTTATCTGCGGATTTATCGGACGCAAAAGATGTAGGCGTAAAATGTTTTGTGGATCCTTCGCAAAACATTGTAAGTACTTCAAAAGTGACTGTAAGTGTAGGAATTCGACCATACGGTTACAACCGTTGGATTGAGGTTTTATTAGGATTTGAATTAACCATTTAAGAAAAAGAAAATGAGTTTTAACAGCAGACAATATGAATGGGCAGATCTGACCTTGATCCTAGGCGGTCGAGACATCACCGGAGTACGTGGAATTAAATACGAAAAATCCATTGAACGCGAACCCGTTTACGCAAAAGGCAGAACCGCCCACAGCATTCAATCCGGAAATGAAGCCGTAACCGGTGAAATCCGAATGTTGCAAAGTGAGTTTGAAAGTTTGGTTTCTGCAGGAAACGGAAGTGTTTTAGGTTTAGCCCTGGATGCTTTGGTAGCGTATGGAAATCCTGCAACCGGAGACAACATGCAAACAGACCGGATCGAAACTATTCGGTTTACGTCAGAAGCATCTGAATTGAATCAGAATGACAAATTTCAAGAAATATCATTGCCTTTTATTGCAATTGATGTGAAAAGACAAGTTTAATAAATACCATTTAAATAACCTTTAAAAGGCGGTTAATCGCCGCCTTTTTTATTACCAAAACAAAACAAATCAAAACAACATCAAAATGAAACAATTCGAAAAATCACAAATTGAAAATTGGAAAAAAACACACGGTGAAATTTTTCAGCTCAACATTGACGGCAAAATTGCAATTCTGCGCAAACCTGACCGCAAAACATTAAGCTATGCAACTTCTGTAGCTTCTAAAGATCCAATGAAATTCAACGAAATCATGCTTGCCGGTTGTTGGTTGGGCGGAGACGAAGAAATCAAAACCGACGACTCTTTATTTCTTGCTGCAGCTAGCAAAATAGCTGAACTAATCGAAATCAAGGAGGCCGAGCTGGTAAAGCTTTAGAGGAGGCCACGGTTAACGAAGACCGCGATTGGCTCCGGATCATGAATGCCTCCCTGATCTATTTCATGGGGATCAATCCGGATAAGTTGAATGATGGAGAATGGGCTGCCAAAGTGAAAGAGCTCGAATGGATTAGAAGAAAAGAACAAAAAGGAGAATAATGGCTTCATTAGAATTCATCGTAAAATTACAAGATCAGTTTTCTGCTGTATCGGATAAGGTTAATGCCGGATTCGATAAGATGCGGGCATCTTCTAATAAGATGAATTCTTCCATTGACAGCCTTCGTTCGCGCATGGAAATGGCGCATTCCTTTATGCAGAAAACCACGGACAAGAACGCTTTCCGCTATTATTACGAAGAAGCCAAAAAACTAGAAAAGCAAATTGCGAAACTAGAAAGCGGCATAACCGGAATGAGTGTGGGCGGAAAGTTGTCTGAATGGCGAAATGATTTTGCAAGCTCTTTACCGGGCGCCGACCTGATGAAAAACCCGATCGCGATGGCAGGTGCCGCAGTGGGTGGTTTTTGGGTTGCGACTAACAAAGCGATGGAAGCCGGAAAGGAGAAAATGAAAATGCAGGTTCTTACCGGATCTGAAGAAATCGGGACCACTCTCTACAATGGCTTGACAAAGTTCGCTACCGATACCGTTTTCGGTAGCGAAGTTTATGACATGGCATCTCAAATGCTAGCAAACGGAATCAAAGATGCCGACGTCATGCCGCTCATGAAACAATTGGGTGACATCTCGATGGGTGACGCCAATAAGCTTGGATCTCTTTCACTTGCTTTTTCTCAAATCAATTCCGCCGGACGATTGTTAGGACAGGATTTAAATCAAATGATCAATGCCGGATTCAATCCGCTGCAAGTGATCAGCGAAAAAACAGGTGAAAGCATGACGTCGTTAAAAGATAAAATGGTAAAAGGCCAAATCACGATTGACGATGTTAAATATGCCATGAGCATGGCAACCGGTGAAGGCGGAAAGTTTGCCGGAATGCTTGAAAAAGTAGCAGATACACCGTACGGACAATTAGAAGGTTTGCGCGGACAAATGGATCAGTTGGTAATTTCAATCGGTGAAGAATTTATTCCGGTTGCTACAAAAATGATGAAAGCCATTTCTTGGCTAGGCGAAAAAGCAGGACCTATATTAAAGCCATTTGCCTTTATTTTAGGTGTGGTTTCAGTTGCAATCCTAGGAATGGCAGCAGCGCAATGGGTTTTAAATCTTGCCGTTTGGTCGTTTCCTGGAACTTGGATTGTCGCCGCTATCGTTGCAATTATTGCAATCGTTTATACAGCCATTACCAAATGGCATCAATTCGGTGCCGCAATTCTTCAACTCATGGGGCCCATTGGTTGGTTGATCAATGCATTTATGAGTTTAAAAGAACATTGGGAATCGGTCAAAAACGCATTTACAACGGACGGAATTATTGGCGGTTTGAAACGTTTGCATTGGGTTTTGTTAGACACTTTCCTGAAACCTTTGAAGCAAATTTTAGAATTAATTGAAGAATTTGACCCTTCCGGAATGGCGGGCAAAGCATTGAAGCGAATTGATTTAATCCGAGAATCTCAAAATTTAGTCAGCGCAAACGAAAGAAACGCACGTGCAGGCATTGCAGATCCTGCCGGAGTTCCCGGTGCAGGCGGCGGACTTTCAAAAGGCGGTGCAGCTAAAGCCGGAAAGGAAAAAGCAAAGAAAACAAACAGCGCTATTGCTACAGGCGGAACTAAACACAATTACATTACAATTAACCTTAAGGATCTAGTCGGCGTTTTAAACATCGACGGAAAATCTTTCAAGGAAACCACAACCCAAATGGAAGAGCAGGTTTTGGATGCATTATTAAGAGTAACGGCGTCAGCCACAACAGCAGGAGGATGAAACTAACAAATAAAAATGTTTTAATAGCAAGTTTATTGGGCGCGAAAACCGTCGAAGCATTGCCTCGTTTTACTGCAGTTGAAAACGAAATGGCAAAGCGTGTTATGCCTTCCGTTCCTTTTTTACCGGTTCAAATTGAAGAGCGCTTCAAAACCGAAGAAGCATGGGATCCGCAAGAGGTTTGGATGAATGACCGCAATCTTTCAGACACAGAACAGTTTTTCCCTTTTTCGTTTAAACGCGAAAATGAAGATCAGTTTTACCTTTTGCCGTGGGAGCCGATGATCAGTATTTCTGCAAGAAATATTATTGCAAAAAGACATGTCGCAAAAGCAGGTTCAAAACTCATTGGAACTATCAAAGAGCGGATATCAACGGACGATTTCGAAATCACAATTACAGGCGCTTTTTATGGTGAGAAAATGCGCGGTGCTTATCCGGAAACATATCCACGAGAGGACATGGAAAGATTACGAGATTATTTTTTAATTCCTGAAAGGCTGCAGGTCAAATCTGAACCTTTGCAGATTTTAGGAATTAATTACATAAGTATCGAAGAAGTGAATTTCCCTTTCACGAAAGGTGAAAATGTACAGGCGTATGAAATCAAAGCAGTAAGTGATTTTGATTGGGATTTGGTGTTCAAAAAGACACGCGGAAAATCAGGTTTTTCAACCGGTGATATTGAAATAATAGACTTTTACGAATGACAGTTGAAGTAATTTGGGACGTAGCTTTTAAAACCGATACCGGAGTCTGGAATCTTGGTATTTTGTCTGAATGTGTGATTGAGAAATCTACCAAGAATTTAGCGGACAGAGCTACTATTATTTTGCCCGAAGCGAATTTCAATAAAGTTTTGCGGATCCAGGACTCAATCGCAATCGGCGATGAAGTTGTCATAAAGTTAGGTTACAAAGGAATTCAAAATGAAGTGGAATTTTTAGGCTTTGTGAAAGAAATAATTACAGATGACGACACTTTGAAAATTGAATGTGAAGATGCTCTTTTCCTTTTCCGAAAAGGAGTAAAAGACAAACAGTTTAAACCCGCAAAGATTTCTCAAATCGCAAAGTATCTGATTGAACAGATAGATCCGACGTTCAAACTCGACTGCGATTATGATATCGATTATGAAAAATTCACGATTTACCAAGCCACCGGATTGGATGTTTTAGCGAAAATCCAAGAAGAAACCGGAGCGGATATTTATTTCGAAGACAACACACTTCACATTCACCCTGCCTACACACGCAAATCCGGTGATGTTGATTATTCTCCGCAGGTGAACGTTGAAAAAATGCAACTCGAATACAAACTTTCTGAAAATAAGAAAGTTGAAATAACAGTTGAATCCACAGCCCTGGACGGAACAGTAAGAAGTTACTCAACCGGAAAACCCGGCGGTGAGAAAATAGTGAAAAAAGTGGGCAGAATGTCAGATCAAGCGATCAAGATCATTGCCCACAATGAATATAAAAATAAAATATCAGACGGTTACGAAGGCACTTTTGATGCCTGGTTAGTTCCTTTTGTAGAACCCAGTTTTACAGCCGGAATTTATGATGAAGATTATACGGAAAAAGACGGGAGGTATTACGTCGATTCAGTGACCACGAAATTCAGTGAATCCGGAATCATGCGCACAGTGCAAATTGGAATTAAACTATCGGCATAATGGACAGATTGAGCAAACTAAAAAGACAGTTGAAAGACGTCACCACAGAAAAGCCGGTTTATCCGTTTACCGGAATTGTAAAGTCCATCCAAGGCGATACATGCACGGTAAATGTGGGCGGAGTGGAATTGACTGACGTACGCCTAAAAAGCACCGCAGACAATTTGGAAACGTTTCTTTTAGTTCCTGCAGTCGGTTCAACGGTGAGCATGATCAGCACCGACGGAACCATTGACAATTTGAGCATTTTCAAAGTTGACAAATTGGACAAAATTATTGCAGAAAATGCACAGTTCAGAACGGAAATAGATTTGGTAACCGGAAAAGTTGGAATTAAAAACCAATCGACCTCACTTTTTGAAGTATTCAACGATTTGCAAAAGCTGTTGAAAAACCTAAAAGTATTTACACCGAATGGTCCTTCCGGAACTCCGCTTCCTGATACAATTGCAGCAATTGTCCAATTTGAAACAAAGTTTAAACAGATTTTAATCGATAATTAAATGGCATTAGATCCAAACAGATTGAAAAACAAAATAGCGGGCATCATGGAAGAAATGTTGACGCGCGAAAATACTTCAATTGATGAATTTTCAACCCGATTGGCAATTGCAATCGTTGAAGAAATTAAAGAATCGACAATTATTTACACTTCCGGATTGACCGCTCCAAACGGACCCGTCGCCGGAACATTCATTGGAGGATTGACATGAAGACGAAAGCAGCAGGAATACAACTAACAGATGTTACAGATCAAGATCCGGACGGATTGTGGGATTTGAAAATAGAACCTGTGAGAAAGGACGGAAAAATCATTTCGGGTTTATGCATTGGACACACGCTTTTCCAAAACGAAGCCACATTGTTGGCGATGCATCCAGGAGAATTGAAATCTGAACCGACGTTGGGTGTAGGTCTGCGGTCTGAATTGTTAAATGAAAATCTTTTGGAAGCACGGCATAACATCCGGAAAGTATTTGCAAAGGACGGAATGACAATTACAAAGTTGGATTTATACGAGATTGATAATATACAAATTGACGCCCGCTATGACGAATGAAACAAAACAAGGTCAAAGTTTCCTGGACATGGTTCTTCAAGAAACCGGATCCATTGAAGAAGCCTTAAAAATGGCGGTTGCAAACAATCGAAGTCTTACAGACGATTTGAAAATCGGAGAATCTATTCAAGGAACGAAAATAATCAATCAGAAAGTTGTTGACTTCTTTACACCGGAACAAAAGAAACCCGCAACCGCATGGAACAAAACACAATTTGTAACGAAGCCCGAAGGAATTTCTTTCTGGGCAATTAATGTAGATTTTGAAGTAACACCAGAATGAGAACAAAAAAAGAAATAAAGGCAACAATTATACAACGCTTCATGGCGGATGAATTAATGAAAGAAGCTTATGGTTTTGAGCCAGAGATTACGTTTGAATCGCAGTTTTCTTTAGTTAGTTTTGAGAATATTCTATTTGAAATTATTGCGTTTACGCACTTCATTTTGGAAGGATTCTTTGACGTACATAAAAAAGAAGTTGACACATTAATCGCTTCCAAGAAACTGCATAACGGGATTTGGATACGTGACCAATTATTGAATTTTCAATATGGTTTTACATTAATTCCGGGAACAGATTTGTGGAAAAATGGAAATGCCACACCCGATGAAGTAGAAGCTTCAAAAATAATTAAGTACGCCGCTGTAACAGAAAGCGTAGACGAAAAAAGAGTTATTTGTAAAATTGCGACTGAAGAAGGTGAAAAATTACAGCCACTCACGGCAACGCATATAGAAGCAATAGCTGAATGGCTTTCACAGATTAAAGCTACTGGAATTCCCTACACAATTATAAATTACAAGCCTGATTTATTACTGCTCCAGCTACGCATATTCCGAAATCCATTGTTGTTAGATCAGAACGGTGTTCATCGGATTACCGGGAAAGAACCCGTAAAAGAAGCGTTAAAAGAATTTATGAAGGAGCTTCCATTCAATGGAGAACTTCGCTTACAAGAGCTTGCTAATAAGATTGAACAGGCTGAGGGCGTTAGTTTAGTTCAAATAGACAGTGCACAAAGTTGCTGGATTGATCCAGCGACAAATAACTATGGGAACTATGTAGAAATAGATGTTCGGAAAATTCCAGAGAGCGGCTATTTTGAATTAGAAAACTTTGATGGAATTAGTTATGGGATTTAGTTTAGAAAGTACAACAGGATGGTGGAAGTTAAGCATATCCAAATTGGTTATTTTACTTTTACCTATTGCATGGCGTAAACCCAAAACAGTTGCATACATTCAATCATTAATGAGTCCCTTGCAACAAATGCATTACCATTTTGTCAAAAACAGAGACTACAATATTTACCGTGTGAATCACAACTTTCAAAAATGTTATTTAGAAACTGCTTTGAACGATGAGTTTGATCCACAGGAAAGACGAATAAGAGTAGAAGAGGACATGATTGTAGATTCAAATTACATCTACACTTCGGGTGAACAGATTCCCAAATATTTGGGTGTAAAATATCTTTATCCGTCTACGTCCTATACTTCTAATGTAGATTTTATTGTCAATATGAACCAAGCAAAGGCTGATGTTTTTGACATTCGTTCACTGGTAGACTTTTATAAATTATTTGGGACAAGGTATAAGATCATTAATAATTACAATTTAATATCAAATCAAAATGGATAGAATAGACGTACAACAATCGGGCGGTTTTCCACTTGAAACAGACACACTAGACTTCCTCCAAAATAGTTACTCATTACTAAATTCTTTGGGGTTTATTGCAGGTAATATGACCATTCTTACAGGATGTCATGAGTCAGGTTCTGGGGTAACTAATGGCACTGTATTTATAAATGGAGAAGTTCTTCCATTTGAAGGAGGCGTAAAACAAGAGCGTGTCGTTGTTTTAGAAACGCAAGAAACTCGATTCTTCGAAAATGGAGAAGAAAAAATTGTTTATAAAAAACGATTTGCAAAATTTGGAAGTGGACATGGTTCCATAGCCTGGTCAAACTTTGTAAGAGTGACTACAAATGCCGTTTTAAGCGGACTTTTAGCGCGTGTTGAAAAGTTAGAAAAATACTGTAAGCCTTTCACCCATGGAGGAAGTTACGTTTTATGGAACCGTCCTGCAAGTGAAATCCCTACAGGTTGGGAAGAGGCTACTGAATTTCAAGGGCGATTACCGATAGGTTTTAAAGAATCAGATTCAGACTTCGATGCAGTTGGGAAGACAGGCGGCGTAAAATCAGTTTCATTAACTGAAGCAAACAACGGGCCGCACTTCCATTCCGGAACAGCACAAAGCGCAGGTCAGCATTCTCACACTTATATAAAAGGTGTGCCCTATGGTCGTAGTGGTAAGGATAATGGAAGTTTTGAATTCTGGAATGGTAGCACAGTATCAACATCCAGCTCAGGAGCGCACTCACATACTTTGAGTATTAATACTTCAGGTTCGGGAGTTCCATTTTCTGTAGTTAATCCTTATCGAATTGTATTATTCATTAAACCTATAATAGATTAAAAGATGAAAGTATCCTTATCAACCATGAAAAACTGGTTCCGAAATGGAATGAAGCCCGATGAGAATAAATTTTGGAATGTATTTGATAGCTTTTGGCACAAAGATGATCCCATTGCGATTAACGATGTAGAATATCTTCAAACCGCATTAGACAACAAAGCAAATTCTAACCATAGCCATGATGAGTATGCCGCTACAGATGCGTCCAATATCCACAGAGAAGAATGGTTGGAAGTTTTAGATTTGACAGAGCCCAAAGACAGTGGCGTTGAATTAACCCAAGAATATGCTGAAATAGGAACTAACGCCACACAAAAGCAATCTGATTTCAATTTATCTGTCAATGACAAAATTCAAGCACTCCGAGAAAGTCTAGCTACTAAATTACGAGCTCCAGATGATATTGTAGGTGACTATATGATAAGAGTTTCTTTAGACGAAGATGAAGAATTTGAGGTTGAATATGTTCCGATTTCCGTTGGAAGTAATCCAGTCCCTGAAAACCATCAACATACAATCACGGAAAGTGACATTAAAACAAATAGCATAGAAATAATGTTACCGAATTCCGTCAATACAAGCGCAATGCTATTGCTATACGTGCGTGGACTTTATGTGGGTAGAAACTGCTATTCTGTCCTAAATAATACAATTACAATTGACTCCACATTGGTTGATTATGCAATCAATTCAGGTGATTTGGTTGACATCATTTACTATAAAAATTAGATACAATGGCAAAAAAAATTAAACAAGCCCAGATTGAAGGGCAAATCGTAAATTCAGTAGTCGGTACGGGCGTTGACAATACGGATCCAAAGAATCCAATCATCAACCATACGCCGACCATAGTTTCTGTTGAGATAACAGGAACCACCACCAAGACGGTAAAAATCAACTTTTCGGATAGTACGTCAATCAGTGGTCAATTCACAGATTTAAACACAGAATATGATCTTATTACCGAAAGTCAACTTTCTGTAGGAACAGACACCACCAAGAAAGTTGTATCCGCAAAGGTTTTGGTAGATTATCTTAACTCACGACTTTCCAGTGTAATGACCTACAAAGGACAAAAAACCAATTACACGGAACTTCCAGCCTCTGGAAATAAAACGGGTGACACTTGGAATATAGTAAATGCTTATCCTACGAAAGAAGTGAAGGCAGGTGACAATGTGTGTTGGAACGGTGCAGATTGGGACGTGCTATCAGGCACCATTGACACTTCTATGTTTTTAACAGAAGAGGTGGATCCAACGGGATTGAAAAGTATAGCAGTAACTGGAACAGGGACTAAAACTATAACCGTTACGTTGAATAATAACACCACCAAAACGGCTCAATTTACCGATATAGACACAACATATACATTGGGTACTTTATCGCATTTAAATACAGGGACAGACACTACAGGAAGGCTTTGGCGCGCAAAAGACTTGTCGGATTGGTTAAGTGGTAAAAATTTCTTGACAACAGCAAATTTATTAAAAAACAAAAATGATTTCTTTGGGGTTTTGGCTGGTAATATAGTAAGTGGTAAGGTGAATCTAATGCTATCAGAAACGCCTGTTAATGCTATTTCCGTCTTTGTTAACGGAGTCAAAGTATTGAACTCATCATTTACGATTACTGGAATGGCTCTTCAGATCACTCAATCATTACTTGCAACGCCCATAGAGGTGAGCGATGAAATCGAAGTTTTCTATCAATACTAATACATACTTATGGCGAAAAAAATAAAGGCAAAACAAACGGAGGGGTTGGTGGATGTTGCTACTGACCAAACGATATATGGAGTTAAGAAATTTATGAGAGCTCTAACGATGTATACAGCTGAATATTTTGAAACTGCAGATTCAAATGAGCTAAAATTATCTTTACAAAAATATAGTGGCCTAGGAGGTGGAGGGATTACTGGTCTTCATGCAATGCACAATAATAAAGCGTTTCTCTTAGATATGCAAGACTTAGAGGTGTCAGGCACGGTTTTAAGGATTGTTCCGTTAGAAACACCTACTCCTGCTTCGGGCAGTAAAAATGAATTAGGTTGGAAACGGATATACCCATTCAATTCAGCAGTTACACTAACATCTGGGTCTAATTATAGCATAAATATAGTATCAAATATTGATGGTTGGGATTACAATGAATCGGTACATTTAAAATCATACGGTAATTGGGATATTACCTGGTATGCCGGAAGTGTGTATCGATCCTTGAAGAGCGAGTACAGTTGGGATTCCGGAAATGCGCTGAAAGCGTTAGAATTAGGTGTAAGTACATTAGGAATTTTCCTTAGAGGAGGAAATAAAGGAAGAACAATTACAATTCCAGCAAATGCAAGTTTAATTTTTTGGTAATAAAATGAAAACATGAAAACAGAAAATATAAAACTATTAATGAAACTAACAGCTAATTTTTCAAAGCACGAATTTGATAGCAGAGACGGATCTGCCATGCCGGCCGATGTGTTGGCGCGCATTAAGGTTTTAGCTCACAACCTTCAGATTTTAAGAAATCATGTCGGAAAGTCCATAACTATAAATAGCGGTTATCGGTCACCGTCGCACAACAAAAAGATTGGTGGCGTGGCTAATTCTCAACATGTAAAAGGCAATGCCGCAGATATTGTCGTTTCCGGTATGACACCTAAAGAAGTATATCTAAAAATCATTGATCTTCAGAACAAAAAAATCCTTGCTCCGGGTGGCGTGGGTTTGTATGACACTTTCGTTCACTTCGACATTCGTGGCTACAATGCCCGGTTTAATAATTCAACAATTTACAAATCATGAAGCAGTTTATACTTTTAATTCTTTTCGTCTTGTTTAGTTGTACTACCAAGAAAAAGGCAGTAGAGATAACGAAAAGTCAAGCGTTGCAAACGGAGCGTTTAGAGTCATCTTCTTCCGGATCATCGAGTGTGAGCACAAATGTTGAGACCTCTGCGCTTTCAGCTTACGATTTCGCCGAAATGATGGGCAAATGGTCCATCGACTACAACGGAGAAATGAATGACAGTTTTCGTTTTTATGTAAATCAAACCGAAAACGGATGGGAAGCCGGTGCAGATGGCAAAGGATCGGCTGCAGCTTCAACTGAAACCCGCGAAGTAAAAGAGCGGTTGGAAGTCAACTATAAAGAGAAGTTTGACAGTTTAAGAAGTTATACAGATGCGCGTTTTGTGGAATATGAAACTCGCATTGAAACATTAGAAAAAACCAAAACCAATGAGAAAAACGCATTCGGCTTTCAGGCCGGGTTTTATATTTTCTTAACCGTTTTGGGTGTTGTCCTTATTTTGTTGTTTTGGCTTGGATGGCGATTTAGAAAGTTGTCCAAGCTTTTTTCGAACACTGTTTAAATAGTGTTTAAAAGCGTTTAAAAGGGTTGTTTTAAAAATAATCCTCCGGCGCATTAAAAGTCTCTTACCACATTTAAATACATAAAGCCGAAGCTCACCGGAGGACGTAATGTCTTTCGAGCTTCGGCTTTTGTATTAATACTAATGTGATAAGAGAAATCAAATATACAGCAATGAACAAATACTATCAAATTTTAGAGAAGATTTTGACCAAAGGAAAGAGTCAGAGCAACAAGAAAGGTTCTATAACCTATTTAACCAATGAAACTTTAAGAATGAAGCCTTATGACCTTTTAGAGATCTTTGAAGGTCACGGCATAGCCCGAAACAAGTTGAAAGCGGAGTTGGAACTGTTCCAACGTGGTGAAAGAAATACAGAGCGCTATCGAGAAGCAGGTATTCAATGGTGGGATTATTGCGGATCTATCCTGGTCAATAGTTATCCAACGTATTTCGAGCGTTTGCCAAAGCTAATTGAGCAAATCAACCGGGAGAAGCGTAATAGTAAGAATTATGTTCTGTTCCTTGGAGAAACAGGAGCTGAAAGCAATCAGCAACCTTGTTTAAGTTTGATTCAGTTTCAGATTGAGCGTGGGAAATTGATGTTGTCGGCTTATCAGCGTTCCAGTGATGCTAGTTTAGGCTTGCCAGCGGACATTTACCATTTGTGCTTAATCAGTAGGCAAATAGAATTGCCATTGCATTCCATTACGTTGTTTCTGGCCAACGTTCACATCTACGAAAACAATGTTGAAGGTACAAAAGAATTGCTATCAGGAAACCGCGTTGCATTCAATTTGAATGTGTGAATGATGAATGGACTTTGAAAAGTTTAGGTACTTTTCGTTTTGTTTTTTTGGATTTTTCGATTTGCGGATTATACTTGGCGATGTGGCGGAATTGGTAGCACAAATGTTCAATTTTGTACAAAAGTTCAATCGAAGAATTCCCGTTGAATTTAGCACTAAACCCGCCATTTTGCCAAACTGCTGTTGAACTAAACCTACGGTAGCCTTCCGCAACTATCCGTACATTTAGCGTTCACTTAATACATTTTATATGACAACGAAAAAAAAACGCCGGAAGAAGTAAGGTTCAATAAAGTCCTTAATC